CTCCATGAACGCACTCTTAGTGTCGTAAAAACTCTTTTCAGGGTCTAGTGAGTCTAGTCCTGCTGAACCCCCTCGGCCCAACTGGTCGAGTACGGCTTTACGCTGTTCCATGTTCATCCAGGTTTTTACTGGAACCTTGAACAGCTTTCCGACGTGTGGGTCGCCTGATGGAAACTTGTGCTTCTCTAGCGAAATCTCCAACAGGTAGTCCTTGTCTGTTGGACCATCGTAGTCTGGCAACTCTTCCCAGGTCTCACAGACCAGGCAACGTAGCAAACGAATTACTGGGCCATCAATCGGCTTCGACCCGATTAGTGGCTTTCCTGAGGCGTCTAGTAGGCTCATGTGTTACTCCTTTATATGTACCTATCCTAATACAAAACCCCCGCCATTGGCGAGGGCTTCGTAAACATTTTTTATTTAAAAAAGTGAGTCTTCTTTAGGGGCGGATGACTTGCCTGGCTTGCCATACATCGCCTTGTTTACTTTCGCAAGTTTCTTTGGCTTGCTTAGGAGCTTACTGGTCTTACTACGGGTGCCAAAGTCCGAGTTTGATAGGGCCTTCATGGTTCCCTCTCCAGCGGCTTTAAACTTGTCGTAACTAACGTCAAACCCTTTGTCCGCAACCTTATTTGCGGCAGCCATTGGGTTGTCAGAACCATAACGGTCCGTGAAGTTACGGATAGTGTTGGCGTCGGCTGCTGCTGCACCGTACTTCTTTACTAGGCGGCGGTCATTCCACTGTGCTGCTGCTCTGACTAATGCGCTCATAGTTATCTGCCTTTTCTGAACTGACGACCCAGAGCTGCGTGCAGCCTGGTGAGCATGCCTTGCTTTCGTGCAGGAGCTCCTCCACCTAGTGGACGGTTAACCCCTGGGATACGAGGAGAGCCATCGGAGTAGGTTCGGCTTACCTGCATTGGTGGGCCGTCGTAGGTGTTTCTCCTGTAGATGTTTTCATTTTCCAGGCGGTGTTGCGCGTTTTTCTGTCGCTTCAAACCTAGCTGGGACTGTGCGGCACGCTGTGTTCTTCCCGCTCGGTCGTTTGCATCGCCCTTGTGACCTTGAGTGCCGACAGCCATGCCAGGCTTGCGACCAGTAGGAGAGTTACCGCTGGTTCCAGGAACCTTCATATACTCAGCCATGATTACTTTCCTGGAACTACGCGAGCTTCGGCAGGGAACTCACTGGTGGTGAATCCGTAACCAGCGAATGGGTGCAACGACTGGCGGTTCTGGGTGGTCTTCTCGTGACCTTCGTGGTCTAGGACCTCGGTGTCTGGGCGAACCTTGCGGTACTTACCGTCGGTTGCACCCTCTACGAGGCCTTCGTTCATTGAACGGCTTGTGTTAACGGCCATTGTTCTTCATTCCTTCACTAATGGACTGTGCGTAATCTTCGTGTGCTCCATGAGCATCGCCCAGGTAGGCGATGTCCAAAACCTGTGCGTCTGGGTTCTGACGAGCGTCGATGCTATCCGCGTGAATCTTTGCGGCGTCAGTGACAAACTGCGTTGCGTAAGCTAGGTGCTGGTTTACTCCAGCAGCCCAGTCTCTTGGGTCTTTACCGTTTAGTGCACCTTCGTTGTGTGACTGCAGCCCTGCTACAACGTGCTTCATTGCCTGGCCTGCGAGTCTCTGGACTTTGCGGTCTGGTGAAATGCGCTGGAGCATACGGGCTTGCTCGCCTACTCTAATAAGGTTATCGGCACTCATCAGTGGGACATCTTCCTCTTGATGCGGTCTGCCTTACGCTTTTCTCCGCAAGGAGGGCACACACCTAGAACGCTGTACAGGTACTCTGTCGGATTCATAATCACACCGCAGGTTGGGCACGGTGCTGAACCTTTATACAGGATAGCATTTTGAGCGATTTTATACGCCTGCAACTCTAATGAGTCTGCGCCGTCTCCATCAAACATTAGAACCCTCCTCTACCTGCGCCAAAGTGTTCGTTTAGTCCCATAGCTTCCATGGCCAAAGCTGTGTGAGCTTCGTGAGCCGTGGCCTCTTCTTCTTCGCCTTCAAACTGAGGGCGGTTGTCTTCCTCACCAATGTGGTCGATGTCTTCCATTTGGTGACGACTGTTTTCTTCTGCCCAGGCGTTGTGACGACTGATGGCCAAATCAACACCAGCAGGTCCCAACTTTTTGTAGAACTGTGGGAACTTCTTGCTAATCTCGTTGTGGACAGCCTTAACGTCATCTGGGTGCGTCATTGGGCTAGCTGGGTCAGCGTCATCAGTGTTGTTTGCCGCAAATACTCGGATGTGCGGAACTACCTGGTGGAGCATACCCTCTACCTGTGCTTCTGCTCCATGAATTGGGGAACCATCTGCTCCAACAAGGCTCTTGCTGATGGCGTAATCACGGCGGGCCTGACGGTCTGCATCTGCCTGAGCACTTGACTCCTTGGCCATGCGCTCCAACTGTGGGCGGTATGCTTTCTCGGCCTGAAGCATTCCCCTACGGTCTTCACGCTGCTGCTGCCATAGTGGCTGGTAGTTTGCCATGCGCTTAGCCATGGCCTCTCCATAGGCCTTCTTATACTGCTTCTCTGAGGTGTAACCGACGCCTAGCTGCGAGATTTCGCTAGGCTTTAGCGGCAGATTTTCCTCATCTGGAGAGCTTTTGGTCAAAAAGGTGTCCCTTAGAGCTCCCTTTCTTGGCGGCCATTCTGAGGCAGCAGTAGAGGTCTTGGTAGGGATAGCACCGTACGCGTAAGGTATGCCGTTTAGAGTTCCAGTACGGAAAGTTTCGTCCCTCTTTGCTTGAGCCAATCGCTGGGCAGTAGTAGGCTCATCGTACGCCTTCTCACTTCTTCTGTGCAGCTTAGACTCTTCAGTAGACATGCGCTCTTTAACTGGTTGTCCAAAACCGTACTCAGGCAATCTGTCCGCGTAACGGTAGTTGTCTGGGGTCTTAGCCACCTTGCCAAGCTGTGTACCCACCTCATCAGCATAATCAGCGGCTCTCTTAGAGACGTAGTTGATGATGTTGCGATAGTCCGCAGTGCGTGTTGGAGCAGACTCAACCTTCTTTAGATGTTCTGCGTATGCTTCTGGGTCAAATCCCTTTTCAGCAAGAATGGATGTCGAGGCGGTTTCCGCGGTCTTGACGTTTGGGCGTAGTGGAACGTCGCTTCCACCTAACTTTGCCATTTCCTTGGCGGCATGACCTAGCTTCAAGGCTGCTGCGGTAAGGTGCGCCGATGCTTGAATACCGTCGGCCCCTTCTCCTCTAGCACCCATGTTGTAGTCTGCGTGTGCCTCTAGGTGCTTATTGGCATCCTCCAGTGCGGAGAAAATGGGGTGCATAACCTCTTGTGGGTGGTGCGGCTCTAACTCCGCTGCCCAACGACCAAGGTCCTCGCCTGCGGCGTGGACATCTTCGAAGTGCTGAGTGCTACCTGGGGTTGCCCAAGTCTCTGGATTAGAGTATGAGCCGTGAAGGTCTTCCAGCATTGACTGGTTAGACTGTCTGCCCCTACGCTTGGCTGCTGGAGCTGTAGAGGGTGCCTCTACAGGCTGTGCGGCTGGCTCTTCTGAGGTTGATGGCTTTCCTGAATCCAGGGCCCGAAGAATAGGACCATGCGTAGGGTGGCTGAGCTGCTTTGAACGCTGAACAGTAACCCTTCTAAGCTCGGCGTACTTAGCGTCAACCTGCTCCTTTGGAGCATTTGATGCCTTTAATTGGGCATGCTCGTCTTTGAGGGCGTTTAGTCTCTCCAGTGTTGCTGGAGTAAAATCGCGGCTGTAGGCACTTTTAGAACCTGTTGGTCTAGCCATTTAGAAACCTCCGCGGCCAAGCTTCTTGGTACCGCCCAGGCTGACCCAGGCTTGGTGCTCTGAGTTGGTTAGAGGTTCGTGGAGCTTTACTGCACGCTCTTCTGGGTTAAATGGAGTGCCGTTGTCGTCCAGTCTGCGAAGATTTTCTTCAGCAATTGCGCTTCTGTTGCTCTGGTCTACTTCACGTGACTTTTGAACACAGGTACGGCATACGCCTTCGACGTCTGGGTCAGGGGTGTGCGCAAGGACAATCTTCTTAAACTTCGGCGTTCCCTTACCGCTTGCACCGACATACACTGGCAGTCCTGGAGTAGTGTGGTTTTCAACCGAACCGCTCTTCAACTGCTGAGGTCCCTGGAAAGGCGTCTCTTGCTGTTGCTCAGCGGCTTGGCCAGGGCTAAGGATAGTAAAGTCGCCATCAATGCCTGTTGCCCAGCCCTTCTTGTGCATAACCAACGCATCGCCAGTCGACGTGTTAATGCGGTTCTGGATTAGGGCCTTGTCAGTTGGGCCCTTACCTGCAGTGAGGGCCTCAGCTTCGTTTCTTGACATGGAGCCAGCCAACTCAGCGTGAATCTCTCGGATAGACCGCGGCTGCAGTGCTTGAATAGAAGGCACCTTAGGGAACTTACGCTTTAGGTCGTTCAGCTCCTTTACGTGTTGTGCGTGCTTGGCTACCGCAGCGGCGCGTAGGAGGTCCAGGTCATTGCTGGTCTGAGCTGCGCTTCTGAACGACTCTTGGCGTGCTTGTACAGCAGCTACACCCGCATCTCTTACGGCTGCAACGGCTGCCTGGTCCTTAGCGGCACGCTTGTGCGGCTTAGCTGTATCAGCAGGAACAATAGAAGGAATGTTTCGGCTTGGAACAAAGGCCTTCTTTACGTCAGATACTGGTACGTCCTGGATGGCCTCTCGAACTGCATCTAGTTTTGCGTCCTGACGACGAGCTGCGCGGGTAGGGCGAGCGGCAGCATCAGCTGCGGCCTTCTCGTTTGCGTCTCTAACGGAGTCTTGGATTGCTGCATCAAGGTTTTGTTTTCTATTTGCCATTACTGGTTACTCCTTAAGCCTCTCCGCGCTCAACGTTTGCTTGACGAATCTGCGCATTGCGTCGTCGCTGGTTCTTTGCGCTAGGCATGCGAGTGTCACTTGCACGAGCCACTCTGGCGGCTCGTTGTTCTGGGGTCTCGGTCATCTTCATTACTGGACCAGTTGGCTTAGGTAGCTCTGGCTTCTCTTGTGAGCCAATGTCAGCACCAATCTCTGGCTTGCCCATGATACCAGGCACGTTGCGCTGTGCATCACTGCGGAACTCAACGTCTTGACGAGTGGTGGCGTTGGCCTTGGTCTTCACCAGGCTGGCAGCAGCTGCTGCTCTGCCTTGTGCGGCTTCCATGTCCGTAAGGATTACGTTGCCTTCTCTATCCACGCGTGCCTTTGCAGGTCTTCCAGCACCTCTTCTAGCAGTAGCAATCTTAGCTGCTGCCTTGGTGCCCTTTTCTAGCTTGTTGCCCGCAGTAACGGCGAATCCTCTAGCCGTCTCGGAGTTGATGTCCTCCATCTTGCGGCCTAGTGCTACCTCTGAGAATGGGTCAGCACCCGCCTTTAGACGGGAAGTTGCTCGAGCCTTTTCCGCCTCTTCTAGGGAAGGCAGCTCCGTATTAATGTGTAGGCGTTCTCCAGCAGACTTAACGTAGTCGTTGTTAAGTACACTCATGACCCGCTTAATGTGGCCAAGACCTCTGATGTACGCGGCTCTACCTGCAGTGTTCTGTCTGGCACCTAGCAGGGTGTGTCCCGAGTAAATGTGGTGGTCTGCCTCAGCCAACGGCTCATCTGCCTGAGCGGCCAGGATTCTTAGGCCGCCATCGTCGCTAGACTTGAGCGTATCAACCATCGTTGATAGTTGCTGGTGGAGCTCTTCTAGGTGATTTCCGAATCTACGGCCTGGAAGGTGCTCTGGTGCTGCTGGAGTACGGGCTTCGCCCTCGGCCTTCTTAGCTCCACCACGGTTCTTATTACGTCCAAAGGTTACTTCAGGCGCAAAACGACCCTTGTCTGCCTCTACCTGCTTTAGGGCTGCCTCCATCTCTGGAGACATGGTAGGTCTAGCCTGCTTTGCAGGTTCTGCAGTACTTGGAGTAGGAAGAGGAAGGCCCTCGCGCACGATGGAGCTCTTGCTGGCACCTGCTTCTGCCTTTGCGCGAGATGCAAGCTCGCCACGCATGCCTGTAATTGCGGCGTGAATGTCTGGAGCTGTCTCCTTTAGGCCTGCCAGCTCCTCGTGCGAAAGCTCCTTGTCACCCAGGAATACGCCAGTGCCCTTAATTTCAGGTGCAGGGACGGTCTCACCACGAAGGCCTTCGCCACCGCCTACAACGTCACCTCTAGCGGCTCCTGCTGCGTCATCAAAATGCGCTTTAGACATTAAATGCTCTCCAAACTATTTCTACTGCTACCAGAATACCCTGCTGGGCTTCCGCTGTACCACGATACTCGTGGCTCGATGTACACTCTGTCGGCTGATACGACGTCGTCAATAGTTGGCTGAGTTCTGTCTCCCCAACCAAATCTTTGTGGAAAAAGCTGAATTTGCGGCAGGTTAGGTCTAACCATTTCCTGAATCTGTGCGCCTGGAATAGTGGCGACCATTAGAGCCTGTTGAGTTAGTCGCTCCATATTAGATGACCACGGGCCGTTGTAGGACCACTTAGGTGGACGTGAACCACCCTGGGCTTCCCAGGGCTTCGTGTAGTCGTAGTTACCGTCGAAACTCATTAGCGGTATACAGGCTTCAGGTAGGCCAAAGCGTTTGCACGCTGGACGTTGATAATGCCTGGTGAGTCGGAAACCATGTTGGTCTTTCCGTCGTTCACTAGGTGTGGCGCAGGAGTTAGGCGCATGTCAATTGCGTACCTAGGCATAACCCACATGTTACGTTCAGGGTCGAACTTTGCCTTGCTCTGACGGCGAATGCCCATCTGGTCGTTGAACTCTTGCGGCCAGTAATATGCCGACGGTTCTACACGCTCGCCCTTGTGTACACCACGCTGGTAGGACTTCTGTCCTACACGGTTCTTAATGGAGTCAAGGAGGCGGTCATCACGACGTGAGCGGATTGTACCTAGATAACCATCAGGGTATTCAGCTGAAGGAACGCGGCCAGTGCCGATGCGGATAGCGTCAAGCTCGCCACGAGCAACTGGTGTTCCCTGGCCACCCATATTGTTGTAGCCAGAGAACCCACCGCCGCCGATGGATTGCCAGTTTTGCTGTGGCGAGAAGTTGTTGACTACACCAGCCATTAACTACGTCCTTTAAACTCCGATAGACTGCGGAGGTGGGGTGCCACCGTTGTTGTCATCCCAGCTCATAAAGGTTGAACCACCAGCCACTGGATTTCTCCAGGCCGTTGCACGGCCGCGGCTGCTAATGGTGTCCTTTGTCAGGGGAAGGACTGATGGAGGCTGTGTCTGCGCTGCAGGTGCAGCACCTTCTTGGAATCCAGTATCGACTGAACGCATCTTGCCAACCATGTTGCTGGCAGGGTTAGTATCGAACTGGATGGAGCTCATGGAGGGGTTTAGTCCAGCGGACATTTTTACCCCTTAGAGGCTCTGTTGGATACCAGCGTCGAAGCCGTTACGACCAGCTACCGAAGGGATGACACGTGCGCTGGCCATGGTTGGGCCAGAAGCTGGGTCTAGCGGTACGAAGGTCGACTTAGGCTGAACACGGTAGGTTGCGCCAACCTTTTCGATGTTCACGCGGTTAGCCTTACCGCCTGCGGTAGGGTCCATAGCCTGTACGTTCTTCTTAGGTACTAGAGTACCCTCGAGAGCTGGGGCTGGAGCTGCTGCGCCAATAGGGATTCTGAGGCTACCAGCTGCTGCTGCCTCTGCGTGTGCCTCGTCTGAGGTCTTGTGGAAACGTGCCATTGACTTACCTGCCGATTCTAGGTGGTTAGAGGCCATACCTGCACGACGTCTCATGCCGTGGCCCATGCTTGCCCAACTTGCCATTGGAAACTCCTTTTACTCTTATAGAGTAAGGTCTTTTTACTGTGCTGTGATAGCAAAAGTCAGGGCGCTGATTTGCCCGTCTCTGCTCTCGATGGTTGTGAAGCCTGGCTTACAAGTAAGGTCGAAACCTCTTGGGGCAACGTAGCCTCTAGCGATTGCGATGGCCTTGACAGCCTGGTTCACGGCACTAGCTCCTACGGCACGCAGCTTTACTTGGCGGCTGTCGTAGATAGCATGTGCAATTGCAGATGCAACAGATTGTGGATTTGACCCACCGCTCACTCTGAGGGTCGACTCTTCGGTCGATGGGACGACGTTTTCTTCGCTCAATTTGTATTCCTTAGTTTTCGATATAGTGCGCCGTCCTCCATACAAGAATACATTGTTATTGGGGTATGGCATCCCTAAACTTTAGGTCTTTTATCTGCTCAATAATGGCTGACTCTACTGCGTCGATGTGCAGACCTGCGGCCATCCTGGCAATTGCGTACGAGTCTGCGGCGTTATCGTCGTTAAACTCCACTCCATAACGCTTATAGATTTGCATCAGCATTTCTTGCTTCTTGGCGTTGCCCTTACCTGCGGCGTACTTTTTAACAGTCATTGGAGGAATCTGCAGCGGAACTCTGAGGTGTGCGGGAAACGGGACGACACTGTTCGCGGTACCGTCAAAGTAGTGCCAGCAGGTTAGCTTCACTACTCCAGCAAGCTCGCCAAGAATAGACGCAGAGTGACTGGCGACGACTGTACCCTCCATAGCAATCTCCGTAATTCGGTTGCTCTGTGTGTCTAGTAAGTCAAACTTGCTTTCAAGCCACCACTGGATGTCAGCCAATCTGCTCACGCCTCTACGGTCTGACTTGTATACCCAGGTGACGTACTCCTCAGGGGCGTCAATGCAGACGGCAGTTACAGCAAAACCAGTGAGCGACTGGTCAATACCAATCGCCACTGGTCTATGCGGAGTTAGCTTTGTTCCAAATTGTTTTTCAGGCATCTACTGATTCTACTACTGGCAGGTCTTCCATCTCGTGCAAGTGTCCTGCAGGAACCATATAGCTTGTGCCCTTAACTAGGTACTTGTCCGATACGCACTCTGCGCCTCGCATCCACCCAATAGCCCTAAAGGCTGGAGTCTTGTACCCATCGCTAGGGTCGCGGCGAGTCTTTTGCTCTGGACCTCCTACGATAAGAATGTAGATTTCATCTAGGCTGTCCACCCGCGAGTTAAACCGAAGCGCAAAACGAGGCCCGTCAGGGTCGCGCTTACTAAAGGAGTAGCGGACCTCATAGCCAGGAATGTCGAGTTTGTTTTTAAAGGTATTTGCCTCTGGCTCATAGTCAGCCATCCCCATCATCCGAGCCGCTGCAATCTCGGACGCTGCGCAAACCATATGCTGCCAGGCCTCCCAAATGTCGCCCTCACTGTAGTTTCGGTTGCGCTCTGGCTGACCTAGCATTGGCAGCTGCCGTTCCCAACCTACACGTGCCGCTAGTGCTTCTTCTTGTGGAGTAAGCGAATACATCCAGGCCATTAGTTAGTCCGTTCCTTAATGCGAGTTACTTGAGCGTCTACAGTGCGGTATAGGTCGTCAAGGCTTCCATCATTGATGATGAACTTGTCAAACCCTACTTCATCGGGCAGGTAGCTCTCGGACACGTGGTCGTTGGCCCTGGTAACGCCTGGGCGGTCTACGTACCACAGGTCACCTGATGCACGCAGAAGTATCTCTGCTTCATTCTTAAACCTGACGTCTGAGATAACCACTGGAGTAGTGATAGAGGCTAGTTTTGCCATGGTCTGGTCAACCCAAAAAGTTTCTCCAAAGAGGTTACGCCCAACCTCAGTGCCGAAGCGTTGCAGCAGTGGACGTATGTCTGGGCTAGCCGACTTCAGCTCTTCCCATGAGTAGAACCTCAACGCCTGTGAAAGAGGGATGTGTGGAGAGCCCTCTAGGCTAATCCAAGGGTCCAAGGCGCGAAGTGCTTCTCGCATTGGGTCTGCAAAAGCCACTCGGGTAAAACCGTGCTTATCCACTAGGTAGTTAGCTACGGTGTCTTTACCTGACCTAGCGTATCCAGCTAGCCCGACCAGCATTAGAGGTCGCGCCTAAAGCTGTTGCGGCGAGTTATTTCACGGCTGACCAGCTGTAGGTCACGCTCGTGGTTGTTAAGGAGCATCTCCACCAGCTTGCGGTAGGCGTACTTCTCTTCGTAGTCGTTGTCTAGGTCCACTACATCTTGGTGAACTGCAATCTCTGCCTTAACAGCGGTGACTCGTTCGCCCTTGACCTGTGCGCCCATGCGGCGTACCAGCATAGTGTTCTCTAGGAAGTCCTTCTTCTTTAGGGCTGCACGCTCTTCCAACTGCGCCATTACTAGTTGGGAGTTGATGTAGTCCGTCCAAGCGGTAAGGCGGGTGAACAACTCGCCTAGCTCCTCGCTTGAGATGTCAGTAATGTCTGAAGGAAGTTGGACCTGTTCATCGCTGGGCTTGCTGAAGTGAAGTCCCCAACCAGCGAACTTGTCAATTGCGCTCATTAGTCCTCCTTGTAAGGGTCGCACTGCTTGCAGGTGCCGCCTGGGTTGTTTGAGCAGTTAGGGACAATGCCGTCCTCTACGGACTCTACAACGGCCTCTGCCTTTTCAAAGACATGGCGTACAAGCTCGAAGTCACGCTTAGTGCTGAACTCCTTGTACGACTGGTCTGCCTTGAGCTCGTAGATGAACACGATTTCGTCCACTGGGTTACCCATGCGGTGCATGAGCTCCAAGTACATCTGGCCCTGCATGACGTGTACGCCAAATGGGCGGCGGATAGAGTTAAACGCTTTGTTTAGGTCTCCATCAGCGTTCATGAGCAAGTCTGGTGCTTCGCTGCGGATGGTGCCAGTGCCAATTGACTTAATCTCAATGAGGCAGTCGTCTCCTAGGCCCTTGACCCAGCCGTCAGTGTGGCCCTTGATACGGAGCGAGTCGTCAACCATCGTGACCTCGGCGTACTCAAGCTTGTGAGCAGGAGCCTGACAGGTCTCGCACTCTGCAGGCGAAGTACCCCAAGTGATGTGGTCACACACTACGCACTTGAACTTGCCGTGCAGGACACCCATCTCCTGGAACCAGGCCTGCCACTTAGCGTGGATGTAGTGGCCCTCGTCGAAGATGCTCTGTAGGCGAAGACCTGGCTTCTCAGCTACACGAGGTACGCCGTTAAGTAGGAAGTACGACGCACGCCAGCAGTGGTCCTTCTTAATAATCTCCGAAGGGTGCAGGACCGTGTAGTCACGGTTGCCTACAGGACGCTTCTGCAGGTGGCGTTCGATGTCACCAATAAGACGACTTGGCTTTGCTTTGGCATCCAAGAACTTCTTTAAGTCGGTGTTAGATACTCCCATTGTTACTTTTCCTTTTTATCCAGCTGAAAGACGTACTCTTTCAGTGTCATCTTGTGTTTGAACTGCCGCTGCCACTTTCGCACCAAGGCATTTCTCTCTCTGTGGGACATACCGCCCCAAATGCCGTGCTGCTCGTCTGTGGAGATAGCCTCCCATAGACAGTATAGTCTAACTGGGCATGGCTCTCTAGTTTCGGAGCCGAAGCAATACTCTTTTGCTTGGGCCGCTATTTCTTTGTATAGTTCTTTATCTCTTGGAGGAAAGAACAGGGTTGCATCAGGGTCCGCACCATCACAGGCTGCGCTTTTGTACCACTCATCACTCAGTGCCATTAAGTTGGTTCCACATCTCTAGGAAGTCAGTTTCAAGGAGGATTACGTAGTCCTCACCATCAAGGTGAATTCCAAAGACGGGTGTGCGGCCATCCATAATGGCTTCATTGGTGATTTTCTTTAATTCTGCAGACTGGATTGTCTTTGATTTCTTTCCAGTCCACTTATGCTCGATAAGCAGGTCTGCGTTACGAACATCCCCCTTGCGGGACCAGAAGGCCCCAGATGCCGCAGTAGTTTTACCGCCGATTGCTTTAGCGATACGTTTCTCGTGCTTCTGGGACTGCTTCTGGCCTTCCGACTTCATTAGAGCTTTGCTACCTTGTCGATAGCCCACTGTAGAGCGTAAAACCACACTTGCTCGCTGTCCGAGCCAGTGGCCGAGTGCCACTTCTGCTCTGCACGTAGAGCCTCTAGGACAGAGTTACGCAGTTCGGCTGCTCCCTCTTTACGAAGCTCGTTGCGCTGGTACTCTACGTACTCAGCGTAGAATGTCTCTTGCTCGTCGATACTTAACTCATTCATCTTGCTCACTTGTTCCTCCCACGGGTAGTTCTGAGCTGTTTAGAACATTCTGACGTAGTTCTTCGAAGAAGTCAACTTCCTCACGCAAAGAGTTTACGAGAGCCTCCTGACCCTGCCACTTGCGCTCGCCGTAGTAAATCCAACCGCCCTTGCGGTCTACGATGCCCTTGACGATTGCCATAGCAGCAACTTCCTTGGCGGTGTCATAGTCACCTGCAGCGTAGATGCTGTAGTCCTGGAAGTAGTAGTCAATGTAAGCAATCTGCTGTGGTGGAGCAGTCTTGTTCTTGGTGACACGAATCTTGATGCGCTGGCCTACACGAACCTTGTTGTTTCCTGAGCCAGTCTCAATCCACTCGTCACGCTTTACCTCTGAACGAGTAAAGTACGCGTAGTCCTTGCCTACACCGCCTGGGGTAGTGCGAGGGTCGCCGTGCATTACGCCAATCTTCATACGCCACTGGTTGATGATGATGCCCATGATAGGACGCTCAGCCTCAGTCATGCTGCGCTTCATCGCTGCACCAGCCTTACGGAAGAACTTGTTGGTTAGTAGAGCTCCACGACCAACAGTCATTTCGTCCATATTCTTGTCAGCCTCTGGGCTTGGGACTAGGGCAGGAAGAGAGTCAATAACGATAGCGTCAACTGACTTCGACTCAGCAAAAGCGATAGCTGCGTCGTAAGCCTCTTCCATGATGTTAGTTTCAATAACGATGACACGGCTTGAGTCAACTCCGCACATTTCTGCGTACTCAGGAACCCACTGCTCTGCCGCTACCCACACAGTAGTAAAGTCAGGATTGATGGCCTGGTTAGCCGCAATTGCCTTTAGTGCAATCGCCGTCTTTCCGTGTGACGGCTCACCAATGAGCTCATTCCACTGATTAGCAGGAAAACCACCGCCCAGTACGTAGTCAAAAGTAGTGGAGCCAGTAGTAAAGCGAGTAAGAAGGTCACTGCGGATATCCTCTCCAACAACTACAACGTTGTCACCAAACCGCTTATTGATAGCGGCCATGATTTTTCGTGCTTCAGGATTAATAGCCATTCTTTACCTGCTTCTTTAGCTTCTTGATTTCCTTCTCCATAGAAGCGATAGTCTCCCAGAGGTCAGTGACACTCGCCACGGTGGCAAAGCTTTTAATAAGGATGCGGTCGATGGTGTCGGAGAGGAGGTCGATGTCTTCCTGCACCTCTACAAGCCGCTCTGATGAAATCAGTGACGCGTTATAGAGCGCCGTCTCATACGTCTTCTTGCTAATCCACATCTTCTAGCTCCTCATTAAGCGCCTTGTAGTTACTAATGGTTAAGGTTAGAAGCTCCTTGAGCTCCTTGATGGTTGGCTCTGGGCCCAGGATGATACCGTTAAGGAGGTCCTCGTAAGCAAAGAGGGCCCCGTCAATAAACCCTAGGTTTTTGCCTAGCTCGAACTCTTCTCGAAGAGCCTCTTTATACGAAGCGTCAACTTCTTCCCACGTAGCCATTACTCGCCAATCTTTCCGATGATGCCTTGAGGGTTCCAGTTGTTGGTGGCGTCGTTGCCCGTCGCTTGTTTCGCTGCGCCTTCAACGTGCGCACCAGCGAGGTTGCCGTAACGCGACCCTGACTGCTGAATGGGATACCCGCAGTCGTAGCAACGTGGAGCCGCATTTTGAATAGCAAAGTAGTTGCCCGACCCGCAGTCAGGACACGTAGCAGTGCTGGTAGCGGATTGCGCACGTGTCGCTTGCGGCTGTTGAAACGTGGGCATCGGAGCCATCGGCTGCTGTGATGGAGGCATTGGTGGAAGGTCAGCTGGACGACCCTGTGGAATAGGTGCCTGGTTTCCTAGGCGTTTAGCCCACCAGTCTGCGTTACTCATGTGTACTCCCAAAGTGGCGAAGAGCTATAAAAATAGCGATAGATAATCCCAACAAGGTATATGTTAATGGAGTTGAAGACTCAAAGCAAATTCCACCAAGACCTATTAGGAGGAATGCAGCAGCGACACCCTTTACCAGGGCCATGACTTCCTCAGACATCTTTCTTCTTTAGTTTTGCCTGACGCTTGCTGACGCGAAGATGGCCCATGTCTACTAGCTGAGAGATGGCCCCGACTAGAACTGCCCTAGAAATCTGCTCCATCATGCGCTTTGTTTCGTGCCAGACGGCTTCATCTAGAGCCATGAACTCTTCCTTCTTCAAGGACCTTTGGTACGCTAGGGAGCCCTCTACGAGCATCTCGCTGTACGAGTAAAGGATTGGAGCCAGATACGTAATCTCCTCCAGGCGAAGGTCACTCTCTTCCTCTTCCCTTTCCAGGACCTCGTCACTGATTGGTGGACAGCCGAGAGCAAGAGCAATCTCGTTACCGTTCTTTGCCTGTGAGTCTAGGATGAACGCCCGCACACGAGCAAGAGCCCCTTCTTTAGTAGTAGGTGAGTGCAGCGGCTTGTGCTTCTTTTTCTTTGGCATTACTTAGCCTCTCCCCACTTATCGACAATCTTCACGTCAGCAATTAGTGGAACGGTGATTTCTTTTAACTTGATTCCCTCCATTGACTGCCGAATTGCCTCTGCGGTCTCTTCTGCTCGGTCTTCTGGAGTGATGGTCACTAGTTCGTCATGAACTGTAAGGATTACGTTAATGTCTGGCTCATTCAAGAAGCATGAGTGAGCCCGCACAAGAGCAAGCTTCATTACGTCTGCCGCTGAACCTTGGATGACGGTGTTGAACGCCTGACGCTCTGCGCGAGCAATCTGTCCACGCACAATTTTGTCAGCCTCGGTTAGCTCGCTGTACGGCTTGTTTGGGGCCTTTAGCGACAGCTCTGGAATATAGCGGCGGCGGCCAAACAGGGTCTCAACATACGGGACATTGCCTGACTGCTTGGCTACACGGACCACCTTGGCCTTGTAGCGAGCAATGCTGCTGAAGCGTTCTTCGAAACGCTTTAAAAGGTCCTTTGCTTCTTTTAGAGAACAACCGATGGAGGCTGCAATCTTGTCTGGACCAACGCCGTACGAGATAGCGAGTACAAGGACCTTACCAGCCTTACGGTTGACGCCCATAGTGTCACCGATGGTGGTGTAGATGTCTCCACCAGTCAGGTAGTTGTTGACTAGAACGGGGTCTTGAGAAAAGGCAGCAATAACACGAGGCTCAATCTGCGAGTAGTCCGCAACGACTAGCTTGTGCCCTGGTGGAGCAACAAAGAGGTCACGAACAAGTTTGCCGTACTCTCCCGAAGACGGGATGTTCTGCAGATTAGGCTCTGAGGAAGAGAATCGACCAGTCTCAGCACCGTGCGCCTTAAAGTTAGTGTGCACGCGGCCATTAATAAGGAGGCTGTCCTTTTGGATAAACCGTTCCTTGCCGTTAGTTACACGCTTGACTTCTCCACCGATGTACGGAGTTACGTAGGTAGTCATGAGCTTGTTCAGGTCTTGGTACTCCAGTAAAGCGTCTACTAGCTCGTCCTTACCGCGGTAGTATTCCAGAGCCTCGGCTGATACGGAGTAGTGAGACTCATTAAGGACTTCTCCAGCTTTGGCAGCCTCGTACCCCTTTGGGGTCAATGCGGGCTTGAACCAGCTGTTGTTTACTTTGGCACGAGCCATCACGCGAGGCTTACCAGTGTCTTCATTGGGCGCAAACAAAAGCTTCTGCTTTTCAGGAATAGAGTTGATGGAGAAAGCCTTGCCTGCAGCTTTGTAGCAGCGTGCCTCGGCCTCGGACTTGCCTTTCTCAATTTCCGCAGCAAGTACGGCTAGCTGCTCTTGGTCAATGTAGGCTCCCGTAAGCTCCATGTCACACAAAGCTGCGAGAACGTCCATCTCCAACTTCCACACACGCTGCAGGTTCCCTGTCAGCTTTGGCGCAAGAGCCTTGTAGAGCTTCCACGTGACCTCGGCGTCAATGCCAGAATACTTAGCGACTTCTGAGAACGGGTGAAGAGCAACGTTCTCTCCAACACCCTTTTCTACTTCAATGCCCAGCTCACGCTTAGCAGTAGCAGCAAGATTGAGGTTATTTTTATCTAGGTTGTTAGAAAGAAAAGCGGCCATCACCGTGTCGAAATGAGGCTTAGCAGGTACACGACCGCTGTAGTACTTTGCTACAGACTTGAGGTCGAACTTAGCGTTGTGAGCAATCTTGAGGGCAGGACCAAACATTAGCGGCTCAATGGCGTCAAACACTTGGCGAGGAGTTAGCTGGACTGGGGGCTCACTAAACTTGGCGGTCCACTTACGCTTATCCTGCGAGTAGTGGGAGTCGTCAATTGGCTTACCAGCTGCAAGGCGGCGTTGACCTGGAAGTAGCAGGGGCTTGTCGTACCCCTCTAGCTCTCCATTAGGGTGGCCCATAGGGATAACGTCGGTGCGCCCCTCTGTGGCAAAAGAAATCCAGCAGACGTCGTTGATTACTGGATAAAGGCGGTTGTCTCCGATAGTTTCGGTGTCCCACGCAAAAGCGTCAACCTTGGAATAAAACTTTACGAACTCGTCTAGCTGTTCGAGTGTGGTGATGATGTTCATTATGCCCCTGAAGATTAGAAAGGGGGAGACCAAGAAAATGACAGTAAACTTGGTCTCCCCCTGGTTAGTGGAGTTAGCTGACTAGCTGACGTGCAACCTTGAGCAGCTCTTCGCGGGGGCTCACGTAAACTGCAGATGCGTCATACTTAGTTGCTGAGGCGGCGATAGCGTCGATGTCCTCTGCGTCCAACTCCCACTCTTCGGCCAAGTCAGTGGCGCGAACACGGTCCAGCATGTACTGGGTCTGTGGTCCTGAGCCCTGGCGTGAAATCGACCAGTAGTACTTGGTTAGTGGGCCACGACGTGGGTCGTCGTTAGCTGCCTGGAGCTGACGTGCCAAGCTTGGTGGCGCAGTCAGAATCTGGACAGTTGGCTCCTCGTCAGAAATAACGAGAACGTTGAACGAGAACTTCGCACGTGGCTTGTCACCTGCGATGGTGCAAAGTGGGCAGTCGTCACCGATGCAAACGAATGAACGCTTACCCTCGGTACGGTCAATCCAGTGCTGCTCGTAAACCATGAATGGAGCGTCGTCCAAGAAACGAACGAGCTGGGTGGTCTCACTGAAACGGAAGTCAGTGGCGTACTCTCCCTTTGCGGCCTTTGGCTTTAGGAGCGCACTTGCGGCGTCCCAACCTGCCTGAACAGTGGTGCCGTGCTTTGGTGCTGCGTCAACGGTGTCCTCAGTTAGGTACTCGTCGGCGTCGATTAGAGGCTGTGTAATAGCCATGGTGTTTTCTTCTTTCGGTAATGAGCCTTGCGGTCTCGATGGGTTTTTGAGGTCTTACGACTCTCGGTTCTCGACGGAAGCCTTCCAGCGACTAACGATAGTCTCTGTCAAATCTCCGTGCTGCTTCCACTCTACACGAGCGGAGCCAAGAAGTCCACGTTTTGCAAACTCTTCTATGGCAATTTTAATCAAAGGGCGTGTATACACACGGTTTCCGTTGACCTTTGCCCCGTTCAGAGTCTTTGAACGAAGACGGTAGGGAGCGGCGGGGATAAATCCTTTCTTCTCCCAGAGGCGGATAGTGACCACGCGCTTATCCAGTGCCTGTGCTAGCGCACTAATGGTAAACACTTCGGTCTCTACCCCATGAAGAGACTTAATGATTGGGTTTTCGTCCCAACCGTTAGACTCTCCACTGGCTTGTTTGCGACGCTTGTCTGCCAGAGGCGTACTTTCACGTCGCTTTTGCTTTGACCCAGGAACTCGGTCAAGGCCTTCAAACGCTTTAAGAATGTCGTCGTCGCCACGTAGTCCTGGCATGGATTACTTCTTAAGTGTTCGTAGTGCCCAGGTTACATTGGCTGGGAACATCTCGTCAAGTTCTTCCTCAGAAATTTTTTCTTCGTAGAAAGCAGCCATAAGGGCATCTTCGTCCAACGTAGGCTTCATAACAAAGATGTCGTCATAAAGCCCTAGCTGCTGAAGAATCTCTTCGGCCTTTGGTTCGTTTAGCTTACGCGATACGCGACGCTGCTTTTCCAGGCGCATAACGCCTTCTACTGCAGCTGGGAGCTCGAGCTGAAGGTTGCCTGAGCCGTCTTCAAATCCGTCTACATCAATAGACTCCATGAGCTTGGCGCGAAGCTCTTTCTGACGAGACTCCATCGTTTCGATTACAGTCTTAATCTTCATGTACTCGCGCACTTGAGCGTCAAGTGAGTCTGGGTCTTCGAAACGAGGTGTTTCTTCGTCAATCCTCTTTGCCATGGTTGCCCTCCTATATGGCCTTGTTAATTAGGAAGTCTATCAGACTACCTACTGTCAAGTCAACACCGCCCTTGGCGTTGATGTTGGAGCCGTCCAGAATCGCTCCTGCGATTGCTCCCTTTTGCTTTAGCATATCGTATTGCCGCTGTTCAATCGAATCTTTTACCAGAATGTCCTGAATCGTTATAGAAGGCCACTCTGAAGATGTGCGGTTGATGCGCCCGTTTCTCTGTACGGCTAGCCCTGATGACCAAGGCTGGTCGTAGTTGAGAAGCAGGTTTGCCTGCGGCAGGTCTACTCCGTAGCCGCCTGCATCGCTGCTTACTAGCACACGAATGTGTGGTCTAGTTTGGAACTTTACCTTTGCATCTTCTTTCTTTACGGCGTTCATCTCGCCTGTGTATGCAACGGCTCCGTATCCTTTGGCGTTTAGTCTATCAACAAGCTCCGACACTGAATCCAGGTACGATGCAAACACAACGGCTTTGTAGCTATCGTCAATCTCTAGGTGGTCCGTGAGATACTCCATGGCTGCGTCTAGCTTTGGGGTTTTAGACACGCTATGAATCAAGTCGCCCAAGGAGTGAACGTATGCGCTTCCTTTACCTGTGTGGTTCTCGAAGTTCATGTAGCTGGAGAGCAGTACGTTTGGGCTGGAGCACAACATACGTAGTGCGCCGATACGAGACATGACCTCTCCACGCAACTCATTGGCGGGGTCGCTTAGGTCGTAAATCTGGCCGTAGTGAGAGGCCAGATTGAAGTTGCTGCCAAGAGTCTCACGTGCACGAATCAGCACCTCAGTAAGGTCTGCCGAGATGGTGTTGTACAGAGTTTGTGAAGCCTTATCTAGCTTTACGAGAAGAGGCTCGCGGTAGATAGCCTCAGGAAGGTACGGCTTGACGTCTTCGTCGTGCTGCGCCTTTCTTACGGCGTGCTTCATTACGGTCTTGTTTAGTAGCGGCAGGTTTCTGTATCTCTGAACTCCACCGAAGTGGTTTCTAACGATGAAGGTCTTATCAAAGATGTCGAATCTACCAAGGATGTTTGGGTCAACAAATTGCATGATGGAGTAGATTTCTTCGGGCTTGCCATTTTCAATTGGCGTGCCAGTTAGAGCAAATCTAATCGGAACTTTCTTTGAGAGCTCCTTTACCTTCTTAGCTCTTTTAGCTCTGAAGCCCTTGATGGCAGTGGCTTCATCGCAGATGATTGCTGCGAAGGTGAATCCTTTTAGAATCTCCCAGTCATTGACTACCTGCTCGTAGTTCATGACTACATAGTCGAACTCGCCCACTTGGGCGTACTGCTTTTCTCTCTGCGACTTCGTACCGTCAATCACGATAGCAGTGGAGTCGCTGAACTTGCCGACTTCTTTTTGCCACTGATACTTCAGTGAAGCAAGACAGAGAACGAGGACAGTCTGGTTCACCTGTCCTCGCTCTCTGAGCGTTTCAATGGCTGCGATGGTCATAGGGGTCTTTCCTAGACCCATCTCGTACGCAACAAGGATGTGCTGCTGGGAGACCATCTTTTCTACGGCCTCAACCTGATACGGTTTTAGTGTTCCTTTAAACATACGCTTTCTCACCAATAAGAGACGTCTTGGCATTCTCGATGCCCCAGACAATCTCTTCATCGGTGAGGTCGCCTGGGTCTTTCTTGCCAGTATCACCATAGTTGAAAAACGACAAATTTAAACCGTATTTGCGAGCCCAGTCACGCATTTCATCAGAAGCTTTCTTTCCTGCCTTATCCACCTTTGGGTTATCAAAAGCAGATATGACGCGGTCGGAGTAGCGAAGAAGTTTAATCTGGTCGTTGCTGATGGATGTTCCGCACATTGCGACTGCACCAGTTATGCCAGCACTGTGCAGACGTAGGCAGTCAAGAGGAGACTCTACGACGATTACCAAGTCCTGCTGCTGGGTGTTGATGCCGAACAAAGTCTTGGAGCGTTGGAGCCCAGTAGGGCGGTTAAAGAATGTGCGGTGCTCAGTGCCCTTTTCCTGCCAGCCAAGCAGACGGTTAAAGTGAGGCTCACGCAGAGGGAGAATCCATGACTTCTTCTTTGGGTCCCACAGCACACCGTACGCCTCTGCTGATGCGAGAGTTAAATTGCGAGCTGCCAGTGCGTCCTCTGGTGGATACGTGAAGAGGGCAAGACGAGCCTCCGACATTTCCAGAGGCTTTGGTGCTGGGCCCACGTAAGCAGGCAGCGACTTGATAATCTCTTCCAGCTTTTCAATAGGAATAGCCGAAACGCTAGCCAGCCAGTTTTGCCCTGCGGCATAGTCGTAGGAGTAGGTAGTCCCGTACACCTCAATGTAGAACTCGTTTACATCGCAGACGAGCTGAATGAGGTTGCCCTTGTAACCACATGAGAAGCACATGTGCTGGCCAGTGTCGATGTTGATGGACCAGGATGGCGAGTGGTCCTCACGACCAGTGCGCAGCTTGTGGCCAGGGCACAGAGCAGTGGCCTCGTCGCCACGCTCCATGTAATCAATGCCTAAGGCGTCCAGTACTGCTGGAACATCCAGAATCATATGGTGCTCCATGGGGTGCAAAACTTGCACGAGGATTGCTTGGTCTCGTCGTGGAAGCAGCCAGTGTCCCAGTTCCAAGTGATGGAGGTTGAATCTGGTGGGCAGTTACGAGCCTGTACAACACGCAGCGTGCGAGTGCGGTCGTCGCCCTCTACTGGCTCCAGACCTAGGATAACGTCCGAGTCTTGGAAGAACGATGACGAGTAACCAATGGAGTCAGCAGAAACTTTTCCGCCTTTCATCTTCCACAGCAGGGTCTGAGTGGTAATGATTACTGGGATGTTAAGCTTCTGTGCTACACGCTTGAGGCCACGAGTAATGTTGGTCAGTGCCTGAGGAGTGTTAGCCTCGCCAGTAACCTGGTCCATCATCAGGTACACGCCGTCAACAAAAAGAATATCTGGATTAAGCTGTTCAGCTTTTGCGACGAGCGAGTCGATGGTAAGGCCGTTGATGGCGTCCACAAAGTGGAAAGGCTGCTGGTCCTTTAGGTCTTCAATCAAGTCAGTAAGGCGAGCTTCTTCGTCCTTTTGTAGTTGACCAAGACGAAGACGCTTGCTGGAGATGTGGGCAGTCATGGACAGGTAACGCTGAGTCTGCTCATGGTTGTTCATCTCAAAGGACTGGAACATCGGGACCATGCCCGCCTCGTGAATGTTTGCAGCAATGCGCAACCCAATCTGTGACTTACCAGTCTTAGGGGGAGCGATAAGGGTGATTAGCTGGCCGCCCTGTAGGCCTGCGGTAGCCTCGTCAATCTTCTCAAAGCCAGTAGGTACTCCAAGAAGAACCGAGTTCTGGACGTTCTTGTACTCCTCAAGGAACTTGTCAGGGTCCTTGGTGATGTCGATGTGAGTCGTGCCGACTACGCCCTGCTCGTTGACAAGGGTGACGACCTTACTCATTTCGTTGAGAGCGGCCTCGTGGTCGTTGTTACTAATCTTGTCGATTACAACTTCGATACCGTTACGAGTTAACGTGCGGCGACGGAACGCAACCATCTGGTCAATCAAGTAGTCGATGGTGTCTTCTACTTTTAGAACCTTGAAGTTAGGGAAGTTGTCAATAACGGTAACTGCGGTAGGGACTTCACGGTAGCTGGCGTAGTGGTTACGCACAAACTTCCAGACACGGCGCAGGTCGTCGTCTACAATCCAGTCGTCCTTGATACCGTTCTCAAGTACGGGAATGATGTTGCGGTCAGCGATTACTTTGCTGACTAAGCGATACTCGTTGTCGTGTGCCATTTTTGCCCTCTAATAAAGTTACAAGTTGTTTAGCTCTATACCAAAAGAACCGTACCGTGCTACCCGCCCTGGGATATCTACAATACCTTTAAGGTTTGCCCTGTACGGCATGTCTTTGATGAATTCATCTACGTCTGGATAGAGCTCAGCGTAGTTGAAGGGATTGGCTCCCCTGCGGTCTAGACGCTCCATAAAAGCGTCTAGAGCCCCTTGAGTCCACAAGTCTGCCTCAAAGGCAGCTAGCTCAACAGAGAGACCATACTTATTGGACAGTGTCCACAAGTGCGAAAGCTCCCTGGCCATTAGTTTTGGAAAAGTGCGTTCAGCTTTGGTTTTGAACAGCCCTTTTTTCTCCTCAATCTCCGACTCGGCTACAGCGTCAATAATGACGATTAGCCGAGGCGGAGTTGCGTTGGAGATGTCGCCATTAATCAACTACAGCGACCTTGCCGTACTTAAGAATCAGCTGACGGAAAGACTCGGCGGTGGCGAACGCAAGAGTCATTGCGTCGTCATCCTCCTCGATTGGTACTTCTAGGTCAAAGACACCGTTGTTGCGCTTGAACATGTCACGAACGTACTGTACGTGCTTGCAGGTTTGAGTGCGAGAAACGCACGTGCAACGGAGCTTTGATGGGTCATCGTACTGAAGCTCAACTTCTTGTACGCCATCCTCGTCCAAAAAGAACTGAATGGTACGCCAGTCTTTAGCCATGGTTGTCTCTTTCATATCTGTCGTAGGTCCTCTCCTATGATACGCACACGAGTGAAGGCTTCGTAGGCGAAACTGCCCATAGCCTCTCCGTATTGAGTCTCCCAGCTCTCTCGTGCGACGTTGGTTGTGATAATGGTTGGTAGTGCTTTATCGTAGCGTGAACGCAGGATTTCGTCAAACGAGGCATCGTTGAATCCTGCGCCCTTGTATTCTTTGCCCAGGTCATCAAGAATCAGCAGACGTACGTTCAGGAAGTCTTCTTTGGCACGGCCGTGGAATCCCTCCATCTCACGGTACAGCTCACGCTTGGTCTCTGGGTCTGCATCAATCATCGCTTTTTTGCGTGAAAGAAACTCTGGGTAGGTCATGTAGTAAATCGGACGTGACTGCATGCCGTAGTCCTCTGGAAGAATCGACAGGACCTTACGGGCCTCGTCTGAGTCCTCTGGAAGACGACGGACAAACTCCATGGCCGATACTACGGCGTGGGTAGTCTTGCCTAGGCCTGGCCCGCCGTCAAACAACAATCCAACGCCAGTGGTACCGATGCCGCCAAGACGCTTGATGATTTGACCGTCCATGGCCTTATCTAGCCAGCGGTCAATCTGCTTAGGGAATGTACCAGTTTTTGCCACAATGTCGGCAGGCTCTAGCCCAAGGAACCGACGGGGGATGTTGCTGCTGCGGAGAAGCCAGTGCCGCTTCTCTGGAGACAGCTGTGCGATATCGTATGTCATTTTGCCCTCTGTGTTTGATTAGTTCAGTGACTTCTCGTACTCGGCCAACTCTAGGCGGCCTGACATTGAGTTGTCAAATTCTGTTCCGTCTGAAGCATAAACGAACTCTGTCGATGGCGTCAACTTCTGCTTGACTGGCTTATCGACCATGCCCAGGTCTGCTGATACCTGACCGACGTAGTTGGTGATGGCGTTTAGGAACATTCCGTGAGCAGACTTCGGTGCTTTACGCAGAGCGGTCAGGTTACGTTCATCGCCAAGGAACTTCTCCATGACTTCCAGTTCTAGGACTGCTGTGGTGTTGTACTTCTTGCGATTAGCTGCAAGGGCACCCCATAGTGCACGGGTATTGACCATGCCTGGGATGTCGTTGAACTTTGCATAGACCTTTGATGCAAACTCTGTGGCTACATCCACTGGGGTCCACTCTTCCTGAGGACGTAGGTGACGGGTCTTTGGGAACCGCTTGCTGACGGTTGGGCCACCTTTCTGTGCTGCAGGTAGTTCGCCCTCTAGGAGACCAAAGCCGCCTAGATTGTCGTCGTCATCTTTCCACTTGTTCATGTTTTTCTCCTCTTCGAGGGCATCGCCCTCTAAGTAATACGAAGTATTACTTACTAATGACTTAGTAGTAATAGTAGTTACTATATGACTATTACTACTACCTTGACCAGCTGTTGATGTTTCAGTGGTGAAACGTATTTTTTCAGGCTCTTCGCTCAATGTTTCTGGTGTGAAACATGGTAGCACCATGCGGTAGATGTTCTTGTGAAGCTTGCCGAGGTTACGCTTAGTGCGGTTTTTTTGAATGAATCCAGCTGTTTCAAGCGCAGAAATATCACGCCACAGGGTAGTGCGACTTGACCCAGTGAGTGTCGTCATTTCATCCATGGTTAAGCGGATATCGCCCCAGCGGTCAACCCTAGACTGCATTACTGCGAGTAGGTAAAACTCACGGGGCGCTAACTGGAGCGCCTCGTCAGGTAATTGCATTTGCCCTCTATCGTCGTCGAACTATTTGAGGGTTCGATGTTAGAGCATTAATTGCGATAAGTAAAGTCGCGGCCACAAATGCGGTTGCTGGAACCATCAAGATGCGGTCCAGGATTGGCATTGGAAAGCCGATGTTTGCTGCGACTGCCAGCGCGAAAATGACGATATGACGAAAGACTGAGCCCTGTCTAAATAGCGTGGTGACCATCTCCGACACGTACGCCACAGCAAATCCTGCTACAAGTATTGTTCCTAGAGTTTCCATACGGAAAGTCTATTATGAAATTCCAGAGGCCTCAGTGCTACTGTACGAGCTGACAATCCACGGAGTGTTGAACGGCAGGTATTTCTCTACTTCTGACGTAAACCTTGATACATTAACAATCTTGTTAGGGTAAACGTACGAAGGGCTGTTGTTTGGTGTTCCTCCCCAAAGCGCGTCACGCTCGGTGGAGTAGTTTCCATCTACGTAGTCGGTTGCTCTATAGCTGTTTTCCAACTGAGCCGCATCAAACCACATTGTGTCAGTTAATTCTGCAGCTAGCTCTGCCTTGAAGGATGTGTCAGGGCTCAAGTATGAGCCAGGAACCAGCAGGGTGACTTGCCCCCTACTCCAGGTAGGTACAATAACTGGCGAGGAGTCTACGATGGCTGTTTCCGCAGTAAAGGTGACTGTGGCTGTGTTGCTCATAGTTACTGATACGGTTCCAGTAGCTGCTGTTGGGTCGACATCCGCAGTGGTTTTTGCGTATGAAATTGTGCTTCCTGTAACAGCGGTTACAGTGTAGGTTCCATTAACAGCCGTGGCAACAGAGCTAACTGTTACTTCATCTCCGACCAGGATTGGGTGGCTTTCGCGCAGAGTGAGTGTCACAACGTTTGAAGAAACGGCGTACTCTGTTGCAGCCATCGTATTAGTTGCTGAAACAGTGAGGTCTACGTCTTCTGATGCGGCTGTCGTTTTTCCGTAGATGGAGAAAGTGACGTGAGTACCAGTTGCTACCAGGTTAGTAGCTACTGAGGTTTCTGCTGCAAAAGAGCCCTCTGTAACCTGAAGGACCTTGGTGCCCTCTAGAATCTGTGGTGCAGAAGTAAGCGTTTCATAGGTTACGGTGCTGGTTCCCGAAGTTGTCCAGGCAGAATTGGTAGCTTCAAAAGATGGGTTGCTAATAAAGTTAGACTTTGTTGGTTCCAGCAGAATGTTTACACATCTCGCTTCACTGTAGTCAGTCGCTGTCTCTACGGCCATCTGAACCATGTCTAGGTAGTATGTTCCCGCCGAGAAAGTAGCCTCAAACGCAGCGTAAACGGCATCAGCTGGCGATGTAGCGGTCTGAGTAAACTTCGTCCATGTCGTGTCAACCGATGTGGCACTGCCAGTGCTGGTAGAGATAAGCGTTCCCTGGAAGTCATACCAATGTATCTTCGTAGTAAAAGAACCTGTTGAAGAGCCCATCTTTGAGTAGAGGGACAACGAGTAGGAGGTTTCTGCCGCAACGGGCACACCCTTAGTTACAGGGGCGTCCATACCATTTGTTATAGCTGCAGAGGCGTCTGCAGCTATGACCTTTGCGGAGTACATAGAGTCGATAGATAGCGGCTCATTAGTTACAGGAGTAACGTCTTCTAGCGACAGGGTGCACGAGCCTTGAGATAACCAGAAGCCTAGCCCCTTATAAAAAGTGCTGTCCTGGGCACTAAGCATCAAGTTCTCTGAGACAGAGACGTTTACAGCATAGCCAGTAAGGTCTTCTGCTACGGTGTTGAGCGCAGTCGCAGTGCCCTTAGTGCTGTACACGTACAGGGCGTCCCTCAGAATCTTTTTTTGATTGCGCAGAGACAGCAGGCCTTCTTCAGGTAGGCCCAGTTGGTTTGCCTTTACAGACACAATCTCAGGGCTAGTGCGAAGCTCTTGGTGATTAGGAAGTAGTGAGTCCAATTCAGAAAGAAACTCGTCAATAGTGAAAGAGAACCCCTTTAGAAATACTGACAAGTCTGAATTGTAATCAGGCTCATCAATAGGTGCGTGCGACTCAGAGGAGAACACTCGCGGAATCAAGTCCATAAACTTTTGATGGGTAGTTTTGAACGTGCTTTTATCTGGCGCGATTGTGGGGTGAGGGTTTGGTGCGAGAACGTATGCCTGGCCTGCTTGGTACCACACCTTGTCCGACGCTTTCAGGAGCCAGACAGTGTAATAGGCGTACTTGCCATCAGTGACCCTTGGCACGTCTAGTGCTGCGGAGTCTATAAGCGAGCTGATGGAGACAACGCCTGTGGTTATTTCATCGCCGTTTTCATCCAGGTTAATGTCAAACTCTTCGTAAAGAACAATGCCGTCCTCTACAGTCTCTGAAAAAGCGTCTTGATTTCTCAATAGCCTAAATGCAGCGTAGCCTCCAGCTGGAGCACTCCATTGCAGAGAGATTACCCCGTAGTCTAAAGCAGTCGCCGTAAAAGGGGATACTGAAAACGCCAGACGTGACTTTTGACCATAGGTCGTCTGGTTATATACAACGCTGCCGTATTTAGCCATTTAACTAGGCCGTTCCGCCATCAATCTTTGTCGCAAAGAGGGTGCCTGCGGTAGACACTGACGCGACAACGGTGTCGGACGAGTTCTTTACCTCGATAAGGTTAGCGGTCTGACTGGTCTTTGCCTTTACGGTAAGGCTGACTACCGAGTTACCAGTCGACTGAATGGTCGAACCACCAGTAGTTGCTACTCGCTGATTGAACGCTGTGTAGACGCCGTTCTCAATGTTAGCGAGGCGTGCCTTGAGGTTATCCCATACGGTGGTGCCTGAGGTAAACGATGACGAACCCCAAGTCGGACTAGTCTTAACTCCGCCAGAGCCGAGCTCGTCCTCGATTGCAGTAATCTCGTCGTAAGCGGTGTTAACGTCATCAGCTACGACCAGGTCAACAAGGTCTTTTCTGCTTGTCCAACGCTTGACTTCTGTTGGGTACTTTGCTGCCACTTAAACTCTCCTAAATACTTCTCTATTTTGACGTACTTGGCCCTAATTATCAGGGCATACCCTCTATCGCAGCAACCCTAGCCTCCAGGTTTGCTAGCTTGTTGGCCATTAGAACCAGGGTTGCTGCCGTGTCTATCTCTTTTGCTCCATTAGGCAGAGTGCTTATACTCATGTATGGGGCGGCAGTAGTGAGGCTTACGGAGCTATCCAGCTCCTTAAGAAGGAGCGTAGTCTGGTTGGCTGCCGCCACTCCGAACGTACCGAGCCACACAGGGAATGCGGGGTCTCCTCCCTCAAACATTACCCATACCCCTTGACCTACTTTCGGTAGGCCGAGGGACACGGCTGGGGTGTTCTTCGGCCAGGCCCAGTCTGTAGGGGTTTTTCCCAAAAGTTGAGGAACTCGAATCTTGATTCGGCCCTTGCCTGATGGGTCATTTACGGCTGCTACTACCCCTCGGTAAATCCCCGAGGCAACGGCGTGGTTACATCCCGCCGAGTGCATTACGAAGTCCTAGTGGCAGTAATGCGGTACGAGCTGCTAGTTATTCCGTCCTGGGCTACAACAACTACGTTAATTACAGTGGTTCCAACTGCTGTCGATACTGAAGTACCGCTTCCCGATGCGACAGTAGTTCCATTAACTGATATAGTCGCCGTGCTATTTGTCGGAGTGACTGTAATCGAGGTGGTGCCGTTCGGCAGTGGGAGGTTGTAGTTCAACGAGGAGGATGAGAAGCTCGGAGATAGTGTGCCCGCGCTAACAGTCAAGTTAGAGAGTGTAGACACTACAGACGCAGGATTAACATCCAGGTTCTCCTCTAGGAACAGGAAGATTTCTCCAGGCTCACCTACTAGCGTGTTTCTGCCTGTCTGTCCCACTCGGCCGAGTGAGGTGACCGTGACGTTATACACTCCATCGACCTGACGTAACTGGTACTCGATTTCTTCTGGAGTGATAACGTCCTCAAAGCTCATGTAGTTATACGAGAACTTATTTACTAGCTCCAGCATTAGGTTGGCTTTAACCTGCTCGTTTGTGTACTGAGCTAGCTTCGAGAAGCGAACGCCAAGACTTACTGGAGCGTATGTGGGTGGGCTAACGGTTAGCGAAACGCCGATTTGTGACTTAGAACCAACGTATCCTTCTACTGCGGTTTTCATAGCCAGCCAGTCGACAGTCGTTGTTCCGCCAGCGTCAGGGTCGTCAGTATAGCCTGGGTATAGGTCAGTGCTAGTAGCTGCTTGCTGAGGCGCAACGTACAGTGTCACTGAGGTTCTGCTTGCTGCCGTGGCGTTGGCTTTTCCAACGTTAAGAACATTGAGGGCCAGGTTACCGTAGTCTTCTAGAGTAACTGCCCGTCGCAGCGTCGTTAACGACCTAGGAGCGTTTACACGGATGCTAGCGTTGCTCTCAGGGTCCGCACCGCCTGAAGCAGTTGTGGAGCTAAGTACCTCAAGCGCAGTCAAGTCGTACCCAGTTGGGGCGTAGTTAATTACGTTGAGAACACCTTGAGCTACGTTGCCGACCTGACCACCACCGATGTAGTACTGCGCCCTGATGTCTGCGCCAGTAGCAGGGATGGCTCCAGATACGCCGTCACCGAAAGTGATGTACACGTAGTTGTCGGCATCTACAAAGATGGAGTACACAGGGTCTGTCGAGGCGGCATCAGTCAGGTGGGTAATCGACCTCCACGGCTCATACGATACCCCAGTGCCGTTTTGTACATAAATTTGAATTGAGTTTGTTACAACCTGGTCCTCTGAAAGTACAAACACTTGTGATGGAAGACCGTTAGACGTTCCTAGACTCTCGCCATATGTGGCGTCATTTCCAGTTCTAGTCGAAACAAGCTCACCATGAACAGCCGTGACAGCTTCGCTCTCACCAGGAACTCCACCAGTAGCTGCAGGGACTGTGACCTCATTTTCTACGGTAAAGATTACGTCCTGAACAGTATCGTTAAACGTAACCTCGCCGCTAACCTGAGTGCCAACAGGGACTACTACAGGTTCCTCTGAACTGTTGTAGAACACTACGTCCGCAGTAGCTTGTCTGTAACCTGATACGGTGTAGCCGTACGCAGCTGCAAGGTTTACTAGGCTCTGTCTTTGAGTGGCGGTACCAATGTAAGACTCATTAGCTACACGGTCAATGTAGTAGTTGATGATGTCGCCCATGTAGGAGAACGCGTCAACAAGTGCAACACCAAAGTCAGACGGGTCAGTTCCCGTCCAAGCAACGCCTGTACCAGAGTTGCTGATGTTAGCCTTAATTCTCTCAATTAGCTCAGCTCTAATCGAGTAGTAGTCTCTAGACGTGTAGTCAATAGATAGTGGGGTATCGTTGTATGATGTACTCACAGCATCTCCTCAGTAAGTGGTGTAGTTCCTGCGATGGCCGCAAACCCCACGTTGGTTGACACTACAGTGTCATTCGGAAGCGAGTACACCACTTCCGCAGAAAACGCGCCCGTTCCGTCGTCAAAAGACAGCTGAACTGACTCCAGAGTCAGCGACGGAAGATACTCGTTAAATACGCGGTGTACTTCACTGTCTAGTTTATCAGCAAGCTCGCCTTCATTGTTGAGGACGTGAGTAGGGATTTTAGAGCCATAACGAGGGAGCATAACTCTCTCGCCAACCATGGTACCTACGGCACTACGCACTCTGTCTGCCCAAAGCTTTGCCGACTCAGTAGTGTCTGCGATTTTTCCGTAACCAGAAAACCTAAACGGCAAAGATATGGCCACTTCTTTAACTCCGTTAATATTCGCCATAGCTATCTACCTTTCTTCTTTACCCAAGTCATCGGGGTTCGGTTGTAGCCCTGATTAGCTTCTTTAATCAATGTGGACTTGAGTTTTAGTCTGATGTCTGACTTCTTTACTACGGAAGGATTTTTACCGCCGTTGTCTAGTGCGGCCTGAATGTTGACCGTTCCCAGTCGTTCAGCGGAGGCGTTTCTGGTGCTTGAGCCCGCATTTGGGCCAACACCATCCGTAGCCACCTTCATTTCAATGGAGTACTCGCCAGTAATGTTCATGTAGTGCTTTACTGATAGAGGAACCCAATAGCCGTCTACCTCTTTGTTTACGCCTTTGATATATACAGGTTTGTAAGGGCGGATTCTTGGGTCACCCTGACAACGGACTGCTGCGGGAGTAGTAAACCTAGCCAAGTGCGCTGCGCCTTCAGCAGCAATCCGAGCGGAGGTAGCGTCATGGACTACTTGCTCTGTCCTTTGCTCCGTAAAGATGGTGTCGTTGACTACTCGTCGAACGGCTTTTCCTGTTTTTACTGGAGTTTTGGATGCAAAAAACTCCTTCCCTGTATCAGGGTTTACACCTGCGACAGACTTTGTTGTTCTGAGTTCCATACCCTCAACGTACTCGCCGTGCAAAACCTTGAAGTAATCAAGCGTACGGTCTTCGTAAAGGCCATCGGTAGGAACCATTGGCGCAAAAAATTGGAGCAAAGGAGCCTCGGTTGAAGAGTGGTCAATGACTTTATCTATTGGTTTAAAGACTAAGTCAAGGCCTTCTACGTACATTACATACCCGATACGACGTGCCTGCTCGCTTAACCACTCCCAGTAAGACTGGCCCGAGATAGTTAGCTGCTTAAAAATGCGCGGGTTGGACTCACCCCTAAACTTGAGCCCAATCTCTTGCGCCAGGATGGCCGCAACCTGCGGGATGGTTTTGTTTTTAAACACTCTAAGGTCGCGTTTTTTAGCGGGAAAGGAAGCCCCCACGCAGTGCACCTCGGTCATCTTCTTGTTGGCTGCAGACATCTCCGCAGACACAAACGACACATAACCATGCCAGCTGTTTTTTACGCCGCCTTTGGACCATTCAAACACAACAGGTACGCCTGTCTTTAGGTTTGCCATGGCCTGCTTGTGTGGCGCAAACCAGGTAAGCACTACGACGTCGTGAGCACGTTCATTTTGGATTAGAGAGATTTCAGCAGGCTGCGGAAGGTCACCAAAGATGCTAGGCAAAGTGGGGAAGTCCACTTTGTACTTGGTTATTCTGCGGCGACTGGCACCACTAGCACCGTTATAGGCCATTCGGAATCCTAATCACGGTACCTGTCTTGATATCAAACCCATCAATTACCTCAGGGTTAAAGTCCAGTAGCTGCCACCAAAGGGCCGAACTTCCTAGAAACTTGTTCGCAACTATGTCCAGGCGGTCGCCCTCTACCCACACATAGTAGTAAAAGTTCGCAACAGCCTCAGGGAATTCTCTAAACACGCTTGCGTTGTAGGCGTTTCTACGCTTGTCATAGACGCGTGCAATCAAACCGTCGGAGTATCTACTATCGGTAAAAATCATTATCTAACTCTTCCTTGAGCACCAGCAGCCAGAGCCTTCTGGTTAATGGCAGTGTCTTCAGCGGCCTTTTGAGCAGCCACAGCAGCCTTCTGTGCAGACGTTAAACCAGCCCCAGTGTTAGGGTAGTCTGGGAATCGGTTGAACGTAATACTGACTCGGCTTAGAGTAGGGACCATACGCTCATTAAACATGGCATGGTCAATGTGCAACGAGTTCACGTATCCACGGTAGCGCATTCTTGGGCCAAGGTGGAGGTCAACCATCTTGCGCGAGAAGAAACCCATGTCGGCTGTGTACTCGCGGCGTAGGGCAGACTTCATCTTAAAGCCCAGAATGGTCCTCAGTAGAAACTCGATGTCGTACATCGTTCCCTTGTTGTAAATTGCGTCCTGTTCATTAAACAGGTTTTTATTGGCTGATTTGTAGTTTTCTCCGTAAGGAGCTCGAGGGAAGTAAAGCTTCTCGGCACCCGAAATTAGCGAACCGCGGCCGTTGCTTCCACCGACGTAGTACTGCATGTCAAAGATTCGGTTAATTAGAATCTGGAACGTAATTGCACCGCTGTTGCCTGACTGAGGAACGTAGTTGAACTTATCTTTTCCCGACATCTGAAAAGCAACGTCAACATTTTGTGTACTGAAGTAATCCATGGACACAGTTGTTGGGTTATACATAAACTGGAAGCCGTACTTGCTTAAGTCGTATGACTTATCGAATGCCTGCGACGAGTCCGTGTTAGTGTCGTCGTAGCCATTAGGTGGGAAGTAAGTCTGCAGCATTCCTTTGCTACCAGCTGCACTGAGCCATAGCTCTGCGGCGTCTCTGATAGCCGACGGCGCGTTTGTTCCCACGCGGTCGTTCGCGCCTTTGCCGTACACAGTTACGGCCTTTCCATCTGCAGTCGTAACCTTTTTGATTGCGTTTACTACGTCCTCAGCACTGCTTCTAGCACTGAAGTACGCTTCGCGTACACTGCCGACGTTGGTTATTACTGGCTGCGCATCAAGGTCAGCCTTAACGACAAACGCACCGTCGTTAGGTGGAGTGGCCCCCTTAACATCGGTGGTACTACCAGTGCTGTTTGAGTTTTGTGCGCCGCTAGGCGTCTTGGCAACCTCTACGGCTTTTTTGGCGTTAGTAATCTTAGTCGTCCAGTCAGCAATGGCTTGCACAATGACTGACTTGTAGATTACGCGGGTATTGTTGAACCATCCCTCGTTGACGTGAGGTATTCCATCAAACACGTAATAGACGCCGTCCTCAACGACACCGTATGTAGCATTCTTTAGGGCTCCTGGCCAAGGCAAAGAGGAGTTGGGAAGAAACTGCGGGAATCGTGCCTCTGGCTTTCGAAACCATCGCTCTTCCATACTTACGTAGTAGTCGAGCACGACGCCACCTGGCTTGTACTCTCCCTTTGCATTTGCCAACCAGCGACGCAGCACTTTTTGTTGCGCGACAAGGTTATCTACCTTAATTTGAAGCTCGGCAATTTTTGCAGCCGTGGCGGTATTAGGGGCCGTTGCGGCCGTTCTTTGATTGGTGGTTCTTGGTGCAGCCATTATCTTCTTCCCATACTGCTAACAAGGTTTTCTTGTTCTAGAAGTGTTTTTACGTACTGCGCAAAGCGCTTTGCTTCCGCCTCACTAGCCTGGTCAATTTTTAAGTTAATCTCAATCTTGGTTCCGCCAGAAGCTCCCAGTAGCATTCCAGAAGTAGATGCTAGTCCAATTCCGCTGGAACTTCCGCCAACACCCGTTTGCTGACCAGAAGAAGACACGCCGACTTTAGACGCAGAAGCGTTGCCTGACCATCCACTCACATTATTTGCGCCAGAAACGCCCAGGGCTTCTGAGGCAGAGTACAGGCTACCAGACACACCCACAGCAGACGTGGAAAAGGCGTTGTCTAGAGTAGTTCCGACGAAGTTACTGACTTCTGCTCCTGTGACAGGGGAGTTACCCTTTCCATTGCCCGCAGTAGATGGGTTAATAGGTACGCCACCAGCCAGGAATAGTCGTGGGTCAATTGCGTTACCGTTTTGTTCTACCGCAAAGTGAAGGTGAGGGCCAGTAACGTTACCTGTTTTGCCTGAGCGACCAATAAGCTGTCCCGCAGATACCGTATCTCCGATGTGGGCGTCTGCACTCGATGACTGCAGGTGAGCGTAAGTAGTGACAATTCCGTTGCCATGGTCAACTTGCAGGTAGTGGCCCAGGTCGGCACTGTTGGCGTCCTTAAGTACAGTTCCAGGAGCTGCCGCGTGAACAGGCGAGCCTTCTGGAACTTGATAGTCCATACCGCGGTGCTTACCCGACCTCCAGATACTTCCCGACTGGCCAAAGGTTGCTCCAATCGGGCCCGAAGCGGGAGCGACCATGGTCATTCCACCTGACGGAGTAGAGCTTGCTCCTAGACCGTTGGAGTTACTTTCGCCACCGCCACCAAACAAGAACTTCCAGATGGCACCAATACTGTCAAACCCTCCGCCAGTTACAACAGAAGTAAGGGCAGCACCTGTAGGGTTTTCTAGCATGGCCGCACCTGTTGGCGTGGCAGCAAACCCCTGGAACCTGGCATTCAACTCACCAAAGTTTTGGATAAGCTTTTCAACCTGTGGGTTCAAGTCTTTATACAGCTGAGCGGCCTTGTCCATACCGCCCTCATAAATACCTGAGGCAGCCTGCATCGACGAAGTCATCGTAGTGTTAATGTTCAACGTTGATTGAATAGGGTTGCCATTACCCATAGCCTTATTGGCGTCAATCATGCCTTGAGTAGTCTTGTTATTTGACAGGTCAAGTCTCTTGCCGCCAGCCTTGGCGTAAGCCCACGCCAAGAAGCGCTGCTGTTGTGCGCTGTCTAGACCAGCGTTTGCGAGCGAGACACCTAGGTTACCCTTATAAAAGCTGTTGGCGATATCTTCAGCGGAGATGTCTGTTCTACCGCCCGTTAGAATGCCCCACATCTCGTTAAAGATTTGGTCTTCTGACTTGCTCTTTCCTGTCATGGCATCTGAGGTGTAAATGCCGAATGTGCTGGATAGGTTTGAAGAACCCGCACCCGAGGTTAGATTAGCGAGAGACTGGAAGGACGTCATGTTGTCCATGCCGAGAAGCTTTGCGGAGTTAGAGGCATTTCTAGCCATTGACTGGAACATGCTGTTCGGGTCGTTGCTGAACATGATGCCTCTAGCAGCCATGTACTGGGCACCCATGGCATCTGCGCCAGGTGCGCTAATGCCGCCAGCCATAGTGCGGGAAATTGACGCACCTATTTGTCTGTAGTTAGCTCCACTACCAGGGGAAAAGATTGACGAGCGGTAAAGCTGTTGGTCACGCTGAATTACCGATGAGACGTCAGGCATTACCGCCATGCCAAACTGCAGCATAGATGCCCCAGCTTGAACCATAGCTCCAGCAGCCTGCCCCGCAGCACCGCCAACTACGCCGCCAATTACGCCACCAATTGGTCCTCCAACAGCGGTGCCAATTATGCCGCCAACTAGGCTTCCACCCGAGGATAGCCCACTACCCACCTGGGAGCTAAACGAGCCCAGAGCGTTACTGAGCATGTTGCGTGACCCGCTATTGGCGGAAGTAGCAGGGTTAATTACGTCGTTGAGAAGGCCCTTAGCGTTCTCAAGGCGCGACTCTAAGCCAGCGACAGCACGAGTTAACGAGCCAATTTCTGCTTCAGCGTTAGCCATTCTTCTTTACCTTGCCTTGTTCCCTGGCAATTTCAAGCCAGTTGCCTCGCTCTCTAGGAGAGAGAGACATAAGTTCATCCAATGTCCAGCCTGCGTAGACCGTTGATAGGACGGCAATTTGATTCAAAAGACTTTGGTACTTTGTCGTTTTAGAAACGAAACAAAGCTCCAAATGAAATCGGAACCACTACCTCTCCACCACAATCTGGGCAAGTGACTTTTACGGCCTCAAATTTAGGCCCAGGAGCTCGGTCAGCAATCTCCTGCACAATCTTGCGTCGGTCTAGTAGTCCAATGTTTTTAATTTGTAGCGGGCTAACGACTGGTCGTCCGTCAATCTCTAGAACAGTATTCTCCAGTAGAACTGATGTGACCTCTGCTGAGTTTTTATCCTCGGCATTGATAAGTTCTTTTTGAGTTACGCCTGTTGGGAGCGTGACTAAGTAGGTGTGGCTCTTGCCTTCTATCGTAAAGGTCGAGTCTGCGATAGGGTCTGCAAGCTCCTTTACGCGAATATCTTCGTCAACGTTTACGGTGACTGTTTTAATATCCGAGCAAGCTTGGCAAGCTGCTGCCATGTCTACTTCTGCACCGAATGTAGCTTTGTAAATACCGAGAAGCAAAGCGTCTCGGTCACCGATTAGTAGTCCGTCAAGGATAGAGTCATCTGCCTTAAAGTTTCCTACCGAGACCACTGCTCGGCTAAGAATAGTGTTGAAGACTCTTGCGTAGCCAGAAACTCGGGCCAGGGCCTCTTCGTCTCGGCCAGTTAGTTCTCTAACTTCTGCCGCCTTGATGACCTCCCCAGTAGGAGTTACGTACCCACTGGGGAGGCGCACCGAGGTGTCTGAAGGAGGGGTTAGTTCTGCTGGTTTGATAGTCTCTTCTGGAGTGGCCATCGCCTGGTCTACCAGTTGGTTTACCAGATTTGGATTAGCCGCTGCATTTACCGTATTGTTTGCCATATTGTTTCCTTAGTTAGTTTTTAGATGAATTCGAAAGCAGGTGCCGAGCCAGTTTCGTTAGCCTCGCCAGCCTTTGGCAGACGAGTACCGAAGCTAGCATCGAAACCTTCGTGCACAACGGTCATCTGCTCTACGAAGATGGCGTTGTCACCAGCGTTTAGGTCCGAGTAAGCCAGCGAAGTAATCCATGCGTTGTAAATCATGAATCGCTGAGCGACGTGGTCGCCTGCAGTTGAACCGTCTTCCGAGCCAGTACCTGCGATTGGGTGTGAGAGTACCTGAATCTCAATGTCGCAACGGAAGTTGTTTGCACCTACCGAAGCGTTTGATGTACCACCCTGAACGGTAGCGAATAGCTTGCGCATCCACTCCCAGTTCTGCTTGGTTCCAAGAACCAGACCGCGCTGGAAGCTCACAGGAGCAAACGTGGTCTGACCAGGAATCTGGTGGAAGGTAGTGTTGTAGCCACCCTCACGATAAGGGATACTGTCTGTTTGAACTGACAGGCCTGATACCGAGGTGAAGCCCAGCTGAGCTACACCCTTTCCACCAGGAATGCCAGTGATGTTACCGTCAAGAGGCTTGAATGTGACCAGGAATCGGAAATTTCTGATTGGGTCAGTCTCAAGAGTCGAGCGGTTGTTCTTAATAGTGGCCATTTGCTATTACTCCTTCAGCTAGTTAGCAGTCTTTTGGCTAAGGTTAATAACCACAAACTCTGCTGGGTACTGGAGAGCCACGCCAACCTCGATGTGGACCTCTCCATTAGCAATAGTGTCTGCAGTGTTGTTCTCAGCGTCTACCTTGATGAAGTAAGCCTGAGATGGAGTAGTTCCACGCAGACCTCCCTGGTTAAAGTAGGCGTTCAAGAATGCGGAAATGGTAGTGCGCAAGCGACCCCACAGAACCTCGTTGTTGTTTTCAAACAGTGCGAACTGAGTGATGTCGTTAAGGTTCTTCTTAATGTAGATGAGTGAACGACGCATGTTGACGTACTTGTTTGCAGTACCGTCTTGCAGCATGGTGCGAGCACCCATAGCCACAATGCCAGCACCTGGCAAGTTGCGTAGCGGGTTTACTGGGGTTGCCGAAGCGTTTAGGCTGTCCAGCTCTGCCGAAGTGAACGCCTGCTCAAGAGCAAGTGCGCCACGGATGTTTGCTCCTACACCAGCAGGGGCCTTGAATGGGCCCTGAGCCTTGTCGGTCTGAATGTACAGGCCCGCAACCGCACCTGCAGGACCAATCAGTCTTAGCGACTGGTTGCTACGGCCAACTGGGTCGGTGATGTAGTAGTTCGGGAAGTAAACAGCTGCGCTGCTTGATACGGTCACGTCAGCTGCATAGTCAAGGGCACTCGACGAGCTACCTGTTGCAGTTAGGCCCGAAGGGGTGTCAATGACCACAAAACCGTTGTTTGCCTCTGCCCAGGCAACGAGGTTGTTCTGAACATCTACTGAGTCAGATGCGCCTAGCTTTCCGTGTACTCCAGGAGCAAACAAGACCAGTGGACGGTCAATAGTTCCGAAGTCGTTAATAACACCGCTGTAGTGGGTCTTGGTTGCAGCGTCGCCATTAGCACCGCCAGTCAGAGGCAGAACAGTCAGGACAGGGTGACCAATGTACGCGCCACCACTTCCGTCTACACGAGTAGCTGTGATGTAGGTTGAACGTAGGTTAACCACAGTCTCAATAAAGTCGGTCGAGGTCTTGTCCGAAATAGTGATGTCGTTGTAACGCTCAACCACAATGTCGTCTGCGGTAGTACCAGTATCGCCACCCGACTCCAAAAACACGGTCAGGTTGAAGTAGGCTGCGCCCTTAGTCGACTGAGTGAACTGAACACGCAGGTTGTTACCGTCAGTACCATAGTCCTTAGCCGCGATTGTTACGGTAGTGTCACTACCGTTAGCGGTGTGAGGCACATCGACATCTGCCTTAGCAGCGTTTGTGGTGTTGATAACGCGACGAACGTATAGCTCAGCGCCGCCGTTTAGGAAGTACTGACCAATACCGAAGGTAGCAGGGTACGAGGCATCGTAACCGCCAAAGCGCTTAACGAACTCGTACCACGAAGTAACGCGAGTTACCGAGGTTGGGCCCTTGGCAAATTCACCAATGGCTGCACCAGCAGCTTCTGCAGTGCTTGCAGTGCTGATTGGGGCTGGAAGTAGAGCCTCACTAATGTAGACTCCAGGACGACTATAAGTAGCCATCTTGCATCTCCTTTGTTAGATTAATATTCTTAGGGGAACCAAATTATTCCGTGATAGTAAACGGGTCTACAGAAGTAAACTGTGCGTTGCGGCCAAGACCACCCTGCAGGGTTACGTCCAAAGTGTCCATGTTAATTTGAGTGACTTTGTATAGCTCCGCAATAGTGTCCTGAACAATTTCACTAGACACATTTACGGTAATTGCGTTTACGAATAGGCGCTTTGCCGATTCAGTTACATCTCTTTTTGAGACGTTTACGACATCCAGTCTTCTGTAGGTCTTGACAGGAACGTTGTCTTCATCAACGCGGCCAGTCTCCACAGTCAGGGTGCCAAATCTAAAAGGTAAACGCGAGTACACTACCTGGTTAATCAGTTCGCGGTCATGGCGCGGGTGTCGGGCGTAGGTAGTGATTTGGTATGAAATAATCACTGGAATAGGGGTGTGGATTTCCCAGCCCTTACCCTCCACCAGGCCTTCTGGAGTCAAATAGTCTGGAGCCACCAGTCCACGAGTTTCTCTCTCAGAGTCCTTAATTACGTCAATCATGTCGATAGTGACGTATGGGTAGGCCTGCTGACGTAGTTCTTGGTCAGGCTGACCAAACCATACGCCTACCTGTCGAGGAGTGTCAGTTCCGTCGGCTTTTTGGTCGGTAACTGTCATGCCTTGAAGGAGCTGTCGGAGTGCTTTATCTTCAGCTAAAAGGAAGTTAGTATCTGCCATTACTTACCCTCCAGGTGCTTGTTTAATCTTTTAGTCAAAATGGTTGCTGCACGGGCGTGGCTATGGCCGTACTTTCTAGCCACTGCGCTCGGTGGGGTGGTTTCAGTCCCATACTCTCTAGTGCGAGCTGCCTCTGCGTGTGGGCCCTCAAAGTGAACGCCGAACGTACCGTCAGTGTGGCGAACGCGAAGTGCGCGGGCCTCGTCGTCTGACCAACCCGCCGAGCGTGCAGAATGGCGCACATCGTAAGTCATGTACGCTGCGGTGTCTGCAACTGCTTTGCTTAGGGCGTCTAGATAGCGCTTCACTTCTGCTTCTTGCCTGTGTAAGGTTGCGGAGTCTCAGGAGCCTTCTTCACATACCCTGCTTTTAGCATGCCAAAGATAATGTCCATCTCTTGGCTGGGACGGTATGCCGAAGCACCACGTAGGAACTCATCTCGTTCCTCGAAGGAAAGGTAGTCGTTTACCTTTTCCCACCATGGTTTTGAATCCATCGGACGCATCGCAAATCCTTATTACAGGCGCAGGGCTAGCTTAAGGCTAGGTAGACTCCGCACGGATATCTACCCTCTAAGGATAAAGAAAAACCCAGACATTGTCTGGGTTAATCTTGTTTGTTTGTGTTGACAGACTACTTCTTGCCCTTAATCTTGGCGGCAATCTTCTTGTCGCCCTTGACGTCCTGAGCCTTAGTCATCGACTTGTTCTTGTCGTGCTTTTTGTCCGCAGCCTCGAACTTCTTCTTCTGCGCAGGAGTCATGCCCTTTTCGAGCTTCTTGTCCTGCTTCTCGTCCTTCTTGGAACCAATCCAAGGGGGCATTTGCTTCTTCTTTTCAGCCATTAGTTGCCTTCTTTCTTAGTAGTGCCGCAGCAGCATTCGTCGCATGAACAACCCATTACTTACCTGCTCTCCTCTTGTTTTCTTTTGCCACATTCTTACCGTGGGACATTGCTCTAAGGTTACTCTTAGAGTCGTTCTTTTTGTTGTTGTCCTTGTGGTCAACATCAACGTTTTTAGGAAGCTTACGCCCAGTTGCCTTTTCGTGGTC